TCATCAATTACTTCAATTTCTAATTCATTAGATTCTTCTGTAATTTCTTTTGTAGATTTTTCTGTTTTTTCAATTAATTTATCTTCTGGTGTTTTTCCTATAGTTGTTTTAACACCAAAAAATTTATCTTCATTTGAAGTTTCTTTAGGTTCAGTTACTTCAGTTGTTTCAGCAACTAATTCTTTAGATGTAACTTCTTGATCTGCGGTTTTATTTTGTTTTGTCATTATACTACCTTAACTATGCCTCTTGGGTCTTCGACAATAGCTTCAACACTATCATCATTAATTAAACGAAATTCTTTTCCATGTACTTTAAATCTTGTGCCTGAATAAGAACGCATAATAATCCAATCTCCTTCTTTGCAGTAAGGACCATTTGGAAATCTTTTTTCGTCTTGATAACAATCTTCACCCATAGTAATAACGAAACCACATATTGAGCCGACTTCCTCGACCTTCTTTGTTTGAGTAGATTTTATAATACCACCCTTTGTTGTTTCTTCTATCTCCGGTAAAGCTATTAATAATTTATACCCTTTAGGTATAGGTAGTTGCTTTGCTTTGCGAATTTCTTCGTCTTTATTTTTAATTTTTTTTGCAGGTTCTGTCATTTTATCTCCTTGCTCTAGATTAAGGTCTAGGTCCTTGCACCATTATTGGCGTGTTGCTATTTCTAATAGATCAAGTATATCTCTTTCTACTAATGCTAATCCAGCCACTATACCTGTTAAATGTTTGTATTCTTCAAAATTCTGACAGCCGCCTGTACTCAAGTGGTCTGCGTGTTCGTTCATGCGTTCTCTTATTTTTTTCTGTAACGCTTCAACTATATTTTCTTGTGATGCACTCATTCTTTATCTTCAAAAAGTGTTTCTACAATTTCTTTTCCTATCTTAACACCTTCTAAAGTTTCTTTACTAGACAATTTTGCATTTTCGCTTGCAGCATCAAATCCAATTTTTGCACCAGCAATTCTTTCTTGTGATGCAATTCTTTCTTTTTCAATATCTTGATTTGCTTTTGACTTCTGTAAATCTGCTGCAATTTTCTCTGCATCTGTTTGCATTTTTCTCTGAACTTCTGATGCTCTAATATCAAGTTCTTTGTCTCTTTGTTGGATTACAGGGTCTTCTAATTTCTCCTCTATTTCTTTTTGTCGTTCTTCAGCTTTACTATCTGCTAATACTCTTTCAGCAGCCTCTGATACCAATTCAGATAAACGCAATTCAATATCTTCTGGCAATGGCTCATTAGGTGGCGGTAATGGAGCACCCATTTGTTTTTCAATTTCTTTTCTATATTGAAATGCGATATGTTCTGTAACATGGGCTGTAAATGCAGCTAATATAGAATTTGCATTTGGGCTTTGTCCTACCATTTCCCTCATCTTAGGATCGCTCATGGCAGCCATATGTACTTTTATGTGTGCTTCATGATCCTGATAAATGAATGCTTTAACAGGCTTACTGTTTAATAAATTCATATTCTCTGATACAGGGTCTGCTGGTAATATCTCTGATTTAAGAGGAACAATCTTATCTGCATCTTTTATGCCTAACACATCAAGCATTTGTCTATGTAATTCTTCCATGTTATACATTTGTGGAGCTTGTTGTGATAACTGCAAAGCAGCCTGATATTGCATTATTCTTTGTGCCTTAGTTGATGCATTAGGATCAGATACAGGTATTACATCTATCCTGCCATCAAAATCTTCTTTAATTAATTCTTTACCTTTAGTATCATATGGATATTCTGTAGGACCATAATCAAAAATTATTCTAGATAATATTCTTAACTCTTGCTTCATAGAATTATGAATCCTAGATTGCACTGATCCTATAACTTTTAATGATCTTTCAAGCAAAGCTAGTGTAGTTCCTACAGGTGCTTGATTATTCATATCTGATATTTTCATATCTGCCAATGAAGCAAACCTTCTGCCTTCTTCTACAATATTTTGTAATAGTTGATATAAAGTTGCTGATGGTTCTTTGTATGGTAAGAATGTAATATTGTCTTTAATTGCACCACCGGGAACATCTACATCTCTAAATTCACCGGGCATAATAGGAGTATCATCTCCTTTAATTCTTAATCCTCTAGATTTTAAACCACCGGGAAGATTAGAAAGAGTTCCTGCATCTACTAATTGTCTTAAAAGACTGGTAGCTGATTTTGCTATACCACCAATTAAATGAACTAATCCAAATCCATAGAATCCCATTCCGGGCAAATATTGATAGTGAACATAATGTTCTCTCCTTTTCTTTAAAGGATCATTCTCTAAAAAATTTCTTCTAATAGATAATATAGTTCCTGATTGATAATCTAATGTAATTACATATGGCAAAGCTATTTCTGTTGGCTCTCCATCTTTTCTATCTTCAAACCCTTCTAGGTCTAAATCAATTTGCATTTCTAATAAGATATGCCTTTGATCAAAATCATAAGAAGATTTATCGCCTGTTAATTCATCATATTTTTTTTGTATATTAGAATAATCTTCAGATGGAGTTTGTAATTCTACATCTCTATAAAATCCTATAACTTGTAACTTACGAATATCATTCGTACTTTTTTTCATTACATGGGTTGATCTATCGCAGGTACTAATATCAGCAGCACCATAACTAACAACAAAATCTTCAGCAGGTACAAACATACTAGCTGGTCTTTTTAGTGCAGGATCATAATAAATTTTTCTAAATGCAGAACCAGCTAATGGAAGATTAAATAACATCTTCTCAGTTTCTGTTCTATATTCGCTCATCTTATCTGTTAATAAGTAGTTAAGATAATCTTTAACTCTAGAAGATTGATCTTGAGTTTCTTGATCTATTTCTGAAACAATTTTAGTATCTACAGGTCCTTTAGCTGGAAACAATTCTGTAATAGTCTCAGCTTGAAATCTTACAACTGATTCAGTTAATAATGGATGAAATACGCCACAAGAACCCTGCCACGGCAAAGTTCTATCTTCAATCTTAAGACCTAATTGATCTAAGCCTTTTGTATATGTTTGTTCCCAATCTTTTCTTGATTCTTTGTCTGCATTAAAATAACCAACAAGTTCATTAGCTAATGTTTCTAAACTTGATTCATCCATGAACTCTGCAATGTTATCATCAAAGCCTTCTGTGCCAAATTCAGCACCTTCTTCAAAATCAATAATCATTCCACCATCTTCAGTTAATAGTGCAACCTCATCTGGATTAGTTACTACAACTTCTAAAGGAGAATCTTTAACAATTTTTTCTGGGGTTTGTAATGGTTTCTCTGCCATTTAATCTCCTAATAATAATTTGCTTCTCTTGGTGGAAAATATTCATCTTCTTCATCTGAAGATAAAGGTATAAAGCCACCCTGTCTAAATCTAATTAAAGCTTGGGTTGATGAATCAACTAAATCGTCATGTTCACCTACAGGAAATGCAGCAAATTCTTCTATTACTTCTTCTGCAAATCTTCTATCTGGTGCCCAAACAATACCAGATGCAAATAGATCAGCTACAGCATTAACCCTAGCTATCTTATCATTACCTCTGCTTGGAGTATATTCTGACACAGGTATACCCATTTGTCTTAATTCAAATATCAATGGCATCCCAGCAGCTTTGCCTTCAATAATAAAAGCATCAGGTTTCCATGCATTGTATATTTCAAAAGCTTTCTTCTTTAAATCTGGAAACTCTAGTCGTTCTTTATGAGCATCCAATAATATAACTTGTGGTTGTGTCACCCCATCATCATCTGGTTTATAAAAAACACCCCATGTAGTACACGCAGAAAAATCAGCACGCTGCGTTTTTAAGAACGCTGTATCCCATGACTGTATAATAAACTCACATTTAGGGGGATCATTTGCTTCCCATTCTTGCCACCACTCTCTTTTTATAATAGCAGCACCCTCTGATGTAGGGTCTTGTTGATATTGAGCAGACCATTTTGCTATAGGTAATTCTGCTCTAAGCTTTTCTAACTCTTTTATATCCCAAAATTCTTGCCATAGGCTTTTACCTGAAGGCAAGATAGCGGGAAATTCTATTACTTCCCATTCGTCTGAACCATCTCTTTGAGATGCAGATTTAAGAATCTGCCCCGTCAGATCACGCTTGTGCCATCTTGTCATAACAATAATGATCGCACCACCGGGCTGCAGACGCTGACGGGGTCCAGATGTATAGTATTCATAGACCTTATCAAATACAGAAGGATCATTACTTTGCCCTTCTTGTTCTGAATGGGGATCGTCTATGATTAGTAGATCAGCACCTTTACCGGTAACTGCACCGCCTATACCTATAGCGAAGTAATCTCCGCCTTTGTTAGTATTCCAACGACCAGCAGCTTTACTATCTGACTGCAATCCAACATCGGGGAATACTTTTTTATAATCTTCTGAACTTACAAGGTTTCTTACTTTCCTACCAAATCCAACAGCCAACTCTGCAGTATGAGCTACTTGGATAATTTTTTTATCTGGAAAGCAACCTAAAAACCAAGCAGGCAATAAATAAGATGCAAACTCAGACTTGGTATGTCTGGGTGGCATATTGATAATCAATCGTTTTAACTTACCATCTTTAACTCTGTTGAAAGCATCAGACATAATCTTATGGTGGTAGCCTTCAATAAAAGCATTCCACATCTGCTTA